CTACAGAATTGCGAACAAATTGATGAGAAGAAATCTGTTGGTACTCATTGCGAAAAAGCCCGGTGATGCACGCAGAATATTCTCGCTAAGTGGAACTGGACTAGATTTGTATAATAGAATAGCTAAATTCACGAATAAATTTTTAAGTGAGGCAGGAACACCAGATTTACGGCATAACCTACAGAACTCCAGAAGTCCCAAGTAGAATTGGAAACTTCAGGCAGAAGAAAGAGGAACAGTATTTCAGAAAGCAAGAAATACCTGACATATTCGACGACCTTGAGTTCGACGAAGATGGAAATGCTATCTACTCGGATGAGCAAGCCGACTTTATCAGAGACGAGTGGAGTAAGATAAATGACGGGTACTGGTTTTGGAATAATGGCATACAGACATACATTACTGGCCTGCACTATTTTTATTTGAACTACTGGACGCTGGAAGATGGCAATACACCAGACTACAGAGATGTAGACAGAAGATACTTTTACTTTCAGGACTATTGCGAGAAGCTGCCTCAGTGCTTTGGTGTAATACGTATCAAGAAGCGTCGTGAGGGTGCCACATCGCAAGCAACATGTTATCTGGTTTGGAAGGCAATTACACACCGTAAGTCTTTTTGTGGTATCATATCAAAGACTGGTAAGGACGCATCCGATGCATTTGTGTACATGGTGATGAACGGTTACAGGAACCTTCCGGTATTCTTCAAGCCAAGGGCAGAAGATGAGGAGACCAAAACGGAACTCGTATTCAAGAAAAAGAAAGACAAGCGTAAAATAAAAGGACGTGAGAAGGGAAAGATATTTGACGATGACATTGGTCTTGAATCCAAGATAAATTTCAAGAACACTGCACTGAACTCATACGACTCCGGACGTACTACGGCAATGCTGATGGACGAGGCTGGTAAGTGGCCGAAGGAAGTACCAGTAAACCAGTATTGGCCTATCGTAAAAAAGACGATGGGTAGGGGTGCTATCAAAGTAGGATTCTGCTTGATACCTTCTACTGCCAACGATGCCAAGAGTGGTGGTGAACCATACAAAGCACTCTTTGATGAAAGTTCCCAATTTGAGAACTCTGTAACGGCTACGGGGCTATACAGATACTTTTGCCCAGCGTATGATGGGTTCGAGGGATACATTGATAAGTATGGGATGTCAATCATAGATGCACCTACAGAAGAGCAGAAGCAGTACATCCTAGATAAGTTTGGGATGAAAATAGAAGTAGGCGCAAAAGAATATTTACAGGAGCAAAGAAGGCTTATAAAAGATAAGAAGGCGTTATCTGAGGAAATCAGGATGAATCCATTTACAGAAGAAGAAGCATTCATGATTGACCAGAAGAAGTGCTACTTCAATTCTGAGAAGATATACAACCAGATAGACTTTCTAAAAGAAGAGCGTGTAGGACTTAGAAGGGTGAGACTGTTCTGGAAAACAGAAAGAACGGTTGACTGGGCAGACGACCCAGAAGGACCATGGATTGTATACAAGTTTCCAACCGATGCAGAGAAGAATACATTCATTGAAAAAGAAGGTCAGCGTCATCCGGGCAATGCACATAAGTATGTTTCTGGTATCGACCCATTCAAATCGTCTGTAATATCCGGAAAGGGTTCAATGGGTGTATGCTATGTATTTGAACGGCTTAATCCTGCAGACCCAAATAACTCGTGCCTACCTATTGCAGAATACGTAGACAGACCAAGACTCAAGTCGATGTTCCATGACGAGATGCTGAAGGCAGCCGTTTACTGGGGGTACAAGGCTTGTTATGAGAACGACGTTGGTGACGACTTTGTGGACTTCTTTACAAATAAGAACTTTAAGCAGTACTTGATGAGAACACCAGAATCTGCAATAGACAAGCAGAGAAAGAGAACCGTTCAGAAGTTTGGTGTCACATCTGGAGATTCTTTTGCAATGGCAAGACAGCTTGACACGTGTATTACGTACATAGAAGGCCACTGCGAGAAGATTGTGTTTATTGACTTGCTTGAGGAGTTGCTGCAGTACGACCATGAGAACCGAACTCCGTTTGACCGAAGTGTGGCATTTATGATTAGCCTGCTTGCCGGAATAGGGGTAGAGGCCATCAAGAAGGAAAAGGAGTATTCTGTCATCCCCATTAAGACATTTAGCATCAACATTTAGTATATTAACATTTTGTAGTTTTGCTGTAATATGGAAAATAAGAACATACTGAATTTTCACCTTGCCAACGCAAAGTTGAAGAAGGATGAAAAAGAAGGCTTGAAGATATCTAGATTTATCGAAAGAGCTTTCAATAGCGGATACTTCAATAGAAGAAACAAGAAATTCCAAAAGAACAGAATGTTCTCTAGGGGAAGACAGCCGATGTCAGAGTTTCTTGACCTATTGAACGTAGACGGGAAAGAGGCATTCGTAAACTTAGATATGAAGGCTCCTGCCATCGCTCCTAAATTCATGCAGGTAATCCTTGGTGGATTTATGAAGAGGCAAGAAGTTGCAAAGGCTTCTGCAGTAGACCCAATATCCGTTAAGCGTAAACAGTATGACAAAGATGAGGCTGAGTTCAGAATGAATTTTGGGGACCAAGTACGCCAGATTGAAGAGCAGGCAGGTGTGAAGTTGATGGCAGAAGGTAAGTTTACTCCAGAAGACTACGAGGAACTCGAATTGTATTTTGGACTTGAGTATCAATTGCCAGAAGAAATCCTTTTCGAAAAAGGCATTGATTATGTAAATTATACAAACGGTTGGGATGTAGTGAAGAGAAAGATATTGGAAGACTTGATTGAGACCGGTGTGGCTTCTACCAAAGTAAGCGTAGCTCCAACGGGTAAGATTAATATACGTCGTGTTATCCCTGAGAACCTCATCTATTCATATTCAGAATACGATGACTTCAGAGATATGTCATTTGTAGGAGAGATTGTTTCAATGAAGATTATTGATATTAGAAACAACTACCCACATCTTGATGAAGCTATGATTTGGCAGATTGCCAAGAAAGCAAAACAGTTCAACCAAAACATTAAGTGGGATGAGAGATATAGATTCTCTATTGACCGTCCTTATGACGACTGGACTGTGGATGTGATTGACTTTGAAATCAAGTCTATCGACACAATGATATACCAAGCAAAGACAAACAAGTTTGGTAATCTCATTGTAGAAAGAAAAGAAAGAGAGCCACAAAGACTCGGAGAAAATAAAGAACTCATTAAAAAAGACATGTACGTTATTTATCATGGCGTATATGTGATGGGAACAGAAATCATGCTTGAGTGGGATATCGCCAAGAACATGATTAAGCCTTCGGCTGCAAAAGAACTTTCTTCAGTTCATTTTAGCTACAGTGTCTACATGTATGAGAATCTAGACCTCATCAACATGGCACTTCCTGAAAGAATGGAGACTTCAATCCGCCAGATGACTTTGGCTCACTTGAAGATTCAGCAGCTGATTGCTAAACTTCGCCCATCTGGTTTGATTATTGATATTGATTCACTTAGCGATATCAGCCTTGGTCAAGGTAAAAACATATCTCCACTTGAGATTCAGAAAATCTACGACCAAACTGGTAACATCTACTATAGAAGAAGAACTGAGGATGGAGACAACATGAACTCAGTGCCCATTGCAGAAGCTCCAAATAGCTCAAGCATTGGACAGCTTCAGGAATTGATTAGCGTGTACAACCACTACCTTGAAAGACTTCGTGATGAAATCGGAGTAAACGAGTACCGTGAAGGTGCAACTGTTAATCCTAAGCTCGGACTCGGAGTTCAGCAGCAGCAGATTGCAGCGTCAAACAACGCTACAGATTTCATATACGATGCATTCATGAACATATACCAGCAAACGGCTAGTAAGATAGCGTTGCTTTTGTATGATTCAGTATTGTACGGTGGTCAGCAGTACAGAGAATACCTGAGCCCCAAAGACGTAGAAGGTAAGGTGTTCGATGTGAGAATCGACATTCTGCCTGACGATAAAGAAAGAGCATTCGTAGAAGCTATGATTCAGACTTCTCTTTCTGCAGGTATTATCGACTTTGAAGACGCATTCAGGGTAAGGAGTATCAAGAATACTAAACTTGCTGAAATGTATTTGGCAAAGGCTAAGAAGCGTAAGCAGAAGGAAGACATGAAGAAGGCGAGAATGAACTCAGAGATGAACGCTCAAGCACAGCAGCAGTCTATTGTTGCCAAGGCTCAGGCAGACGCTCAGTTGGAGCAATTGCAAAGTCAAGGTAAATTGACCGTTGTTCAAACGGAGATGGCTATGAAGCAGGACTTGGCTGAACAGCAGTTTGTTCAGGACATCCTGATGAAGTCATACGAGCTTGGTAAGCCACTAAGTCCAGAACTACAACAAATTGTATCTGCATACTTCCAAAAGAAGCAAATGGAAAGTGAAATGCAGATGATGCAAGCTGCTCAAGCCCAGCAGATGGAAGAGCAAGCTGCTGAACAGCAATCTGTTGTATAATTATATATCTTTGTAAAAACAATCAATCATGTCAGAAACATTCAATCCATTTGATGCAAGTGGTTATGCACCAGAAAATACACCAGTTCAACAATCTGAACCTGTAGCTTCTGAGCCAACACCACAAGCAGAGCCAAGTACAGAACCAGTTGCTCAATCGACACCTGATAATGTACAACAAAATGTACAGGAATCTGTACAACAACCTACGCAAGAGCCAGCCAAAAGCGAACCTCAAGCGCAGGAACCAGAAGTAAAACCGTTTGAGTGGAAGGATGACTTCTCTAAAACGATTTACGATAAGCTCGTTAATAAGGATATATCAGAATTAGCTGATATGCTTTATGAGCAGAAAGTTCTTTCAAGTTTGGACAGCATGAGCGATGAGGATATCGTAAAACTTAAGATGGCTTACGATTATCCAGATTTGACTCCGGATGAAATTGAGGAAGAGTTTAATACTAAATACAAGGTAGAGAACAGAATTGACGAGGATGCAATGACGGACGAAGAAATTGCCATAGCTAAAAAGCAAATGGAAAAAGAACAAAAGACGCTCAACAGAGAAATGAAGAAGTTGGTTAGAGAGGCGAAAGACAGCTTGGGCGAACTAAGACAGGACATTGATTTTCCAGATATACTTAGTCAGATTCAAAAGGCTAGCAACGAACCGGTTTCGGAAGACGCTATTAGTCAGATTCTGGCAAAGCAACAGGAGGAACAACAGGCAGCTTACCTTGAAGCTAGAAAGGTGTTTGAATCAAGCATCGAAGACGGCTTAAAGGCTTTTGATGGATTTGCAGTCAATTATAAGGACGAGGATGTCCAGTTTGACGGTAAATACAACTTAACACAAGAGGATAAGGCTGCGCTCCAAGGAGTGTTGAAAGACTTCGACTTGGAAGGTTTCTATGGTAATCGTTACTTCAAGGATGGCAGGTACGATACCAAGCAATTGGCGGAAGATGTATACTTCCTGCAAAATAGAGATAAGATAGTCTCTGCAATGGTGACACAGGCTGTGTCTAAGGCAAAGGCAGATATCCTAAAAGGCATGAAGAACATCGACTACAGTAATCAGCCAAGACCCTCAAGTGCAGCGAATATGAGTGACTATGATGAGATGGTGAATACAATGTTTAGACTTTAATAACAATTAAAAAATAATTACAATGCCAGTATTACAACCGGGTTCAGTATCAGTTGCCGTTAATAGGCAGTTTGTATCTGACCTTTCAATTCTGAAGCCCCAGTACTACCCTCAGTTCATTGAGAAGTATGGTGCACAAAACTATGCTCAATTGCTTGAGGCTTTGGGT